AGTAAACGAAGATGTTAATTTTAGAGATGGTAAATATCGTTTTTATTCTAAACAAGGTGTTGGGTATTTAACCTATGATGGTAGAGAAATATCTTCGGGTGATTTTGATTGGGAAGATGGAAGCAATTCATATTGGATGTATCATTCTTCTTGGGGAGGTCAAAAAGCATTTGATACTGGTAAAGATGTAATTGCATATTTCAAAAAAAATAAGATAACAACTGAATCAACAAACGAGGGGGTTAAAAAAAAAAAGTAAATGAAAATATAGCTATTGGAATACTGGCAACACTAACTGGTATCATTATTGGTAAAATTGCAATGTATTACATAGGGGGTTTAATAGAAAAAGGAATTAAATACTTTAGTGGTTCTAAAGAAACTGAAAAAGAAATATCAGGAATATTAGATGAATTACAATCAAATAAAAAATTTATAAGTGATGTTACTGAATATATTGAAAAGAATAACGGAGTAAACGCTGCAGCTGCAGATAAAATGGTTAAATCTGATTATATTCAATCTCTTATTAAAAAAGTAAATAACGATAATGTTGATAAAGAAGATATTGAAAGTGGTTTAAAAAATATATTTTTGAAAGCTTGGTCTAACGATAGTAAGAAAGCAATTGAAAAGGTTAAAAACGATATAAAGTAAGATGAATAAAGGATTATTGATAGAAACCCATTTGTTTGAAGCAAAACTTCAACAAGAAGAAAATGGAACATATTTGGTAAAGGGCATCTTACAAAGAGCAGGTGCTGCTAATCAAAATGGTAGACGCTATCCTAGAGAAATTTTAGAAAGAGAATGTGCAAAATACAAACAACTTATTAAAGAACGTAGAGCGCTAGGTGAGTTGGACCATCCAGATTCTCCTGTTATCAACTTAAAAAATGTATCCCACAACATTAGAGAAATTTATTGGGAAGGTGATGATGTATGTGGTGTAGTAGAAATTCTTTCAACTCCATCTGGTAATATCTTAAAAGAATTATTAAAAAATAATATCCGTTTAGGTATTTCATCACGAGGATTAGGTTCAGTAAAGGAATTAAAAGATGGGACCGTAATGGTTCAGGAAGATTTCGAATTGGTTGGTTGGGATTTCGTTTCTAATCCATCCACACATGGAGCATTTATGGCACCAATGAATGAATCAAAGCAGTGGGCTAAAATGGCAGAAGAATGTGGTAAGTGGTGTAAATCACAAGATTTAATGAGAGAAATTATAATAGAATTAAATTAACAAAAATATGGCAAAATTAGTAAATTTTATACCAGGCAGAAACGCAGCTCCAAAACCAACAATCAAAGAAGCATTGGATGATTTGGACACTAACTTACCAGTATCGATAGAAAGATATTTGGATAAAATGGTAGCTCAAATCAAAGGAATGAGTCTTTCTCGTAAAAAAGAAATTCTTGTATTAGCAAAGGTAATCGATGCTATGGGAATTGATAAGCAAGAAATGATGAGATACGTTTCAAAAATTAAGAAAAACGATATATTAAAGAAATAATATGATACGTTTAAAAAATTTACTCAAAGAATCAGAAGAACTTCAACAACTCCCAACAGAGTTGAAAAGACACTTTTTGGAAATTATTTCTACCTATGGACAGCATAGAGAGGGAATGCGTAGAAAATCTGACATCAGAACTATTGCAGAAACTTTAGGTGGGATTGCAGATGCTGCACAAGAATATACTTTAAGAGAGGGTGGTGATTGGTTCGATAGAGTTACAATTAAGCGTAATATGAATGAATTGAAAAAATTACAATCTGCATTCGAAAAAGAATCACTTGAAGCAAAAGCACAGGAAGAAAGATTAGAAGCATTGTACGAAGATATGGGTCATGTATTGGGTAGATACTTTGAAATTGCTGATGTATCTGAAGAAGTTATGAAGCAACGATTGGGTAGAAGTTCAATTCAAGAAGCTAAAAAATACGATATTGGTTCTGGCTATATGGGAAATGGTTTAACTATTTGGAATAGAGCAGAAGAACAACATGGTGATTACAAAATAATCGCACATATTTCACCTGATGGAAAACTATCCATTAGAGATAAACAATTACCTGCTGATTTAAAGAAGATGTTCCAAATTTGGGCAGATTCTATGGCAAAAGGTAATATGGGTCCAAAATATTAAAATATAAAAATAATGTCACAAAAAGAACCTTTGAATGAACTAGGATTATTGGCAATACTTGGCACTATTGCATTCTTTGGGTTTATTACTATGTTCTTTAGTAAATTAGCCGATAATGTCGATGCATATTATCATGGTAGAAGTGTTGGAGTACAGAGAGCATTAAAAGATATTTACAAAAAATTATATGGTAACAGAGGGTTTATTAGTAGAATGAATGATATTGTTTCTACTACTGGAATTGGACCAGCTTGGATAACTGCATTTGTTAACGATTCATATACACAACGGATATTAAAACAATATAAAGACGATCCAGATATTAATTACCAAGAATTAGAATTGGAATTGACAAGAACTGCAACCAAAGCAATGAATGATGAGGCTACCGAAAGAGGAATAACATCTGACATGAGTAAGAAAATGCAGGCAATGAAATGGAAAGCATAAAAATAAATGGAAGAATTAGCATCATTATTATTACAAAGTAGAACCCAAGCTCACTCATTTCATTTAGGAGTTAAAGGAATTGGTTCTCATTCTGCTCATTTGGCATTGGGAGATTACTATGATTCAATTGGTGGATTGATTGATGGGTTAGTAGAAACATATCAGGGTAAAGAAGGATTAATTCAATTATCTGGCATTGGAACATTGGATAAAAATAATGATATTAAAAATATCATTAAATACTTTGATACTTTATGTAATATGGTAGCTAGATTAAGACAAAATCCTAAATTAAAAGATAGTTGGTTACAAAACGATATTGATACGGTTGTATCTCTGTTATATAGAACAAAATACAAATTAGTAAATCATCAATAATAATTATGATTATAATTGATATTAAAAACGGTAATATAGAACTAGCTCTGAAACAATATAAGAGAAAAGTTCAGAACATTAAACAAGTAGAGCAGTTAAGAGAACGGCAGACATTTGTTAAACCATCCGTTAAAAATAGATTAGAAAAAGAAAAAGCTATAAGAAAGAATCAAAAAGATTTGGGTTTTCTTTAGTTTTCTAAAAAATTTATATATTTATTTTCGAATATCCTATCTCATATAGGATTTTTTAATTAAAGTACAGTTGATTAACGAATACTCTTTCATATAAGATGTGACCGAACAATCAGCATAATCCTATTGGAGTTTTTTAGAAATAACTTCACAATCAACATACAACAAAAATGGCAAATTCAAAATTATTGAAAGAAGCAATCGCTGATGCCAAAGCCGTTAAAGAAACCGCTTTAGCAAACGCAAAACTTGCGCTTGAAGAGGCATTTACTCCACGACTTCAATCTATCTTATCTCAAAAGATGAGAGCAGAAGCAGAAATGGAAGATGATGCAGAACAAGTAGACGAGGAATTAAGTTCAGATGGTATCGGGTCTAAATCAGATGCTGGATACCCTGAAACCCCTGGAGCAAATCCATCTTACGATGCAATTACTGATTTATCAGTAGGTGTAAAGAAAGATAGTGGTAAGCCAGAGGCAGCAGGTACTGACTACAAAAAAGTAGCAGATATTAACGAAGAAGATGAATTCGACTTCGGTGGTGAAGAAGAATCTGATAAGGATGCAGAAATTGCTGAATTAAAAGCAAGATTAGCAGAATTAGAAGGTGAAGACGAATTTGGTGGTGCAGATGAATTCGGTGGTGAAGAAGAAGGTGACCCTTTCGCAGCAACAGAAGAAGAAGACCCAATGGCAATGGCTGGTGGTGAAGAAGATTCTTTTGGAGAAGACCCAATGGAGGGTGAAGAAGAAGACGAAATGGGATTGGAAGCTATCATCAGAGAATTAGAAGCACAGTTAGGTGATGAAGAAGAGCCAGCTATGGAAGGTGAAGAAGAAGAATACGAAGAAAACCCTTTCCCAGCTAACGAAAATTTAGCAGATGGTTCAGAAGCAGGTACTGATAAAGGTGAAGACCCTAAAGTAGTGGTAACTAACGAAGGTGAAGAAGAAGATGAAGATACGGTTGATTTAGCAGAAATCTTGAGAGAAATGGAAGATGAGTATGGTTCAAGTGAAGAAGAGCCAAAGGCAGAATCTCTAAAGAAAGACTTGAATGAGGCGTACCGAACTATCAGAACTCTTCAAAAAACTATTAATGAGGTGAACTTATTGAACGCCAAATTATTGTTTGCAAACAAATTATTCAGAGCTCATAACATGACTAACGAACAAAAAGTGAAAGTGATTGAAACTTTGGATAGAACAAAATCAGTAAGAGAGGTTAAATTAGTGTTCTCTACATTAGCAGAGAATTTCAAATATACTTCATCTTCTAACAAATTAACTAAAAAGGCTATTTCAGAAGGTATCGCTAGTAAAGCAGTTAAATCTACAAAACCTGCTCAATCTAAAGCGGTAATCAATGAATCAGCTAATTTTGCTAACAGATTTAAGAAATTAGCAGGTATTATTAAATAATTTAAATAAAACAAATAAATTCATTTAAAATGAACATTAAAAAATTAATGAGCGGCGCGAACCCACAGAGCGTGATGCTTGAGCAAACCAGAGGTTTGAAAGGCAAATGGGAAAGAACAGGTCTACTTGAAGGAGTAGGTTCTGAAACTACAAAGCATGGTATGGCAGTAATGTTAGAAAACCAGGCTAAACAATTATTGGATGAGGCAACTCGTACTGGTACTTCTTCAGGTTCTGAAGAGTGGGCTGGTGTGGCTCTTCCTTTGGTAAGACGTATCTTCGGTTCTATTGCAGCGAAAGAATTCGTTTCAGTTCAACCAATGAACTTACCATCAGGTCTTATTTTCTACATGGACTTCAAATATGGTACTAACCCAGCGGGTAATCCAAATTTCACAGGTTCATCTTTGTTTGGTAACAGTGGTACTTTCGGTAAAGATTCTTTATCTCCAGCTGGTAACAAACTAGGTTCAACTCAATCTCCAGAAGGAGGTCTTTATGGTGCAGGACGTTTTGGTTATACAATCAACAACGCTACTGCTGCTATCACTGCTACTTTTGCATCTGCATCTTTAGCTGATATCGATTATGATTTATCTTCTGGTTCAGTTTCTGCATCATTCGCAGGTAACACATTGAAGAAAATCGTTGTAGCTTTACCAGCTGATGCTGATTTCAATGGTGTTAGAGCTTTCGAACCAACTTTATTAACAGGTTCTGTAACAGGATACTATCCACAATACACAACTAAAAATGGTTCAAATGTTGAATTCGTTGCATCTGTAACTGGTTTATCTAACCTTACAACTGTTGGTGTATCATTGGCATATCACGTACAACCTACTGATATTTCTCGTGGTGATTTCGAAGATAGAGGAACAGATTTGGCAATTCCAGAAATTGAATTGGAATTGAAATCAGAGCCTATCGTTGCTAAAACACGTAAGTTGAAGGCAATTTGGACTCCTGAATTGGCGCAAGATTTGAACGCATATCACTCTGTAGATGCAGAAGCTGAATTGACTCAAATGTTATCTGAATACATCTCTTTGGAGATTGATTTGGAAATCCTTGAGATGTTGCAGCAGAACGCATTCACAACTGAATACTGGTCATCTAAAGTAGGATATGAGTGGACTGGTGCTGGATTCGCTATTGATTCTAACGCAGCAGCTGCTTCGGCTTACCAAAAGAATACTTGGTTCCAAACTTTGGGTATCAAATTGCAGAAAGTATCTAACAAAATTCACCAATTGACTATGCGTGGTGGAGCAAACTTCTTGGTTGTTTCTCCAAACGTAGCTACAATTTTGGAATCAATGAACGGATTCTCTGCAAACCCTGGTAAAGATGCGTTGACTTTCGCAGCAGGTGTAACTAACATCGGTTCAATCTCTAACAGATACGATGTTTACAAAAACCCTTACATGACTGAAAACGTAATCTTGTTAGGTTTCAAAGGTTCTAACTTCTTCGAGACTGGAGCAGTTTACGCACCTTATGTACCATTGATTATGACTCCTTTAGTGTACGACCCAACCAACTTTACTCCACGTAGAGGTGTTATGACTCGTTACGCAAAGAAAATCGTAAGACCAGAATTCTACGGTAAGATTCTCGTAGATGGTTTAGAAACTCTTTAATATTTAGAGTTTTAAATAAAAATTGAGGGAGCAGTAATGTTCCCTCTTTTTTTTATATTTATATTAGTAATTTAACAATAACTAAAAACAAATTAAAAATGGCATATCCCGAACAAAAATACTCCGTATTTGGAGCAGCAATGGACTTTCCTGAATATCAAAGTGTAACAGGAACAACTTTATTAGCAAAAAATCAAGATGGTAATTGGGGATATATCTCTGCATCCAACTTACAAACAACATTAGATGGTGCAGGTTTAGCAACTGATACCGATATTACTAATTTAAGTGGTAGTGTTGCAACTAAAATGGCAAACACATCATTTGCATATATCACAGGTTCAGCATCGGCGGCTTGGAACGATGCATCGGCATCTGCGGCAGGTGTTGCGGTTGGGCAAATGTATCACTCACAAGGAGCGGTTAAAGTAAGATTATCATAAAGTATAATTAAATTTATTAAAAAGAGATAATAGAAATGTTATCTCTTTTTTTTTATATTTATATAAAACATCATATAATGGGGTATCCAGAAAAACAATATCATAGACAAGAAACCGCAAAAGAATATACAAAAGTATATACATTAGAACAATCCGATGAATTTGTAGTAAAGCAAGAAGACGGATATTTGGGGTATATTTCCGCAGGACAATTGGCAACAACTGGCTCCAATGACTTAATAGGAACACAAACAATTACAGGTAGTTTACAAATTAGTGGTTCATTATATTATAATGGCCACAAACAATATAACTATGGTCAGTTTTATGATATGACTTCTCAAAGTGGTTCATCTGGTTCAATTCAATCAATGAAATTAAACACAACCGATTTAAGTGAGGGTGTTTCAATTGTAAGTGGTTCACAAATCAAAGTTGAAAATGCAGGTGTTTATAATTTACAATTTAGTGCACAATTAGAAAATACTGTAAATACTAATATAGTATTCAACATTTGGTTTGCAAAAAATGGTAATTCAATACCAAATTCAAACACACACGTTGATGTTGCAAAAGCACAATCGGCACAATTGGGTAAAGTACCTGCTGCTTGGAATTTCCTATCAGATTTAAATGATAATGATTATTTGGAGATAAAATGGACATGTAATGATAATGGTGGAATCTTACATACGGATGCAGGAACACCATCAATTCCAGGTACACCATCCGTTATTGCAACAATTACACAAATAGCATAACACTTCTTTTTTTATTCTTATATTTATAGTCGTAAAACTATAATTAAGAATTATGTCTATAAACACATATTGGTCGGGTTCAACGGCAGCAGCATTTTTATCGGCATCGGCATCGGCAGAAGCAACTCCGTTTGGATTATATGATTCAGATTCAGAATTTAGAACTGATGCACCTAAAACAGCCGTATGGGTTGCAAAACGATTGGGGTATCCAGTTATAAACATAGAATTGGATAACCAACAAATTTGGGCGTGTTTTGAAGAAGCAACTTCAGAGTATTCTGCACAAATAAATCAATTCAATCTTCGTAATAACCTTGATATTCTAAAAGGACAACCGAAAGGTAAAGTTGCAAACTATTCACAAACACTTGTCGAAGGTTCGTTTCTTCCAACTGCAGTTCGTATGTCCCAACAATATGGTACATTGGCAGGAGTTGGGGGGCATACATCTATTAAGAAAGCATATATCAATTTAACTCCTGGACAACAGAAATACAATATAATGAGTGCATCTATTGATGTGGAAACATCGGCATCATTTACAACATTATTTTCAGGAAGCTCTACAATTGATGTAACTAGAATGTATCACGAAGCAACCCCTGCTATTGCACGTTTCTTTGACCCATATTCAGTTGGTGCACAAGGTACTCTAAACTTAATTAGTGAATTAGGGTTTGGTAATTTCTCACCTGCTGCACAATTCTTAATGATGCCAATATATGAGGATGTATTGAGAATGCAACAAATTGAGTTTAATGACCACATTCGTAAATCCGCACATACCTTTAACATTGTAGATAATAAATTAGAAATATTCCCAATACCAACCGAAGGAACGGTTAGTAGAATATATTTTGAATATATGAGTAGAGATGAGTTTGAACATGATTCACAAACCGTTCAAGCAGATTCTCTTTCCGATTATTCCGATGTTCCATATGATTTTATTCAATACTCAAATATAAATGATGTTGGTAAACAATGGATTAGAAAATACACATTGGCACTTTCAAAAGAATTATTAGGAGCAATTAGAGAGAAATACTCAAATGTTCCGATACCTGATGGTGAAGTATCATTGGATGGTGCTGCATTAAGAGCTGAAGCACAAGTGGAGAAGGATATGTTGATAAATCAATTAAGAGAAAATTTGGAAGAATTGAGTAGAAAAAATGTGATGGAAAATAAAGCACATGAATCAACTCATCAGCAAGAAATGTTGAGAAAAGTTCCACTTAAAATATATGTAGGATAATATGCCAAAGTTTTTATTAGGTAGAGATATTGATTTTTTCAAAAGTATAGCCAGAGAATTGGTTGATACTGTCATAGAAAATACTGTCGTTTTATACAAAATAAATTTGAACGAAACGAAGGTAAATATCTATGGTGAAGCATTAAATAAAACCTGGCATACTGGCGTAGAACTATACGCATTAATTGATAAAGAACCCGAATCGGCTCTATATGAAGGATTTGGACCTGATACAAACCAAGATGTTGTATTTAAATTCGATAGAGGATTGTTAGAAGAACGAAATATACATCCTGAAATAGGTGATGTTGTTTATTTTGATAATCAGTATTATGAAATAGGTAATATGAATGAAGTACAATTTATTGGTGGCTTACCTAATAATACTTATAGTATAGTATGTTTTGCATTTTTAGTAAGCAAATCTAATCTTAATATTGAAAAGAGAATAACATAAAAATATGTCTACAAACCCATTAAGAAAACAGGAGAGAATTCTTCAAACTAAAAAGGAAAAAGGAGAATTAAGACAATCGATATCTTTATTTGATATTGATTATGCTATGATGTCTTATTTGGAGGATACTGCATTACCTACATTAGATGATAATGGTAAAGCTTTAAAAATACCTGTCATATATGGTAATTCCGAACGATGGAATGGAGCAAGGAGACAGGGAGTTTTCAGAGATGCAAACGGTAAACTTCAATTACCGATTATGATGATTCGTAGAACATCTATTGCAAAAGATGATGCTATGCCAATGCAAAATCGGCATGTAACATATCAGGGTATCACAAAATACTCAAAAGATAATAGATATGATAGATTTACATTATTGGGAAATAATTCTCAACCAAAGTATGAAATATATAAAATTCAAATGCCAGAATATGTAGAACTAAACTACGATTGTATGGTTTGGACTTCTTATATAGAGCATTTAAATTCTGTAATAGAACAATTACAATACACAGGTACATATTGGGGAGATAAAAATGGGTTTCAATTTAGAACTAGTTTAGGAGATTTTAATGTAATAAACGAAGTTGGGGATGGTACTGAAAGAGTTAACAGAATTGAATTTAGTTTATCAGTTAAAGCTCATTTACTTCCTGAAAAATTTGATGGAGAAGATACTACTAAAAAATCATTTTCTACGAAAAGAGTGGTGGTATCAACTGAAACGGATGTAACAAGTGGGACTGGTAGATTGGAAGGTATATTAACTACACCATCACCATATTATGATAATAAAGATTTGATTGATTTTCTTTCTTTAAATAATAGTAAAATACAAAATCCAATAGCATCTAATACGATTACATTTGCTGGAATAAAACTAATAAAAACTCCAGCTGCTTTAACATCCGTAGTTACTGGTGGTATAACCGTTGGTGATAATACATACGATATTAAAGTTTATATAAATGGTACAAGATATTATCATAATACACACTTTTCTATCAGTATAACATCATCATCTTTAATTATTAATTTTATTCAAGCAAATTTAGGATTTGAAGTTGATAGCGGTGATGAAATTTCCATAACAGGTAAATTTATAAATGTGTAATGAAGAGAAGCCTTTTAGATATAACTCAAAAAATTAGTAGAAAATTAGGTGATCCTGAATTGACTCCAAAGGATTTAAATCATCCTACATATTCGATATGGGAAGCAAAAGGTTGGAGATTTGTTGAGTTATTAAGAGAAATAGAATACAGAGCAATGCAGGATAGATTGAGAGTAATAATTAACACTCAATATATTTCTGCAAACGATTATATAGTAGAGCAAGGAAGTGAAGGGATACTAATCAAATTTATAAAAAATAATTTTGAATTTGAGTTGGATGACGATGATTATATTGAAGTAACAGGTGATATAGAACAATATGCTTAATAGATTTAATTCAAATGCGAAAAAATTAAATAGGATTATACCAAAAATAAATCCTAATAATTTAAATGATGAGTTATACATCACAGGTAGCTTGTTGAATATAGAATCACCGACTACAAATAAATTTAATTCAAATTCTAAATCCAATCCAAACCCAACTAAATTAGTAAATAATAAAACAAAAATATCAGAATTTCATAATGAAATTTTACAATTTAGTGGAAGGGTGGTATCAAGACTAATAGATGCTTTTGATAATACTGGTTTTGGAACTCTTACGATTTATAATGTAGCATTGGATTATGGAACTGAAGGAGCATCTCCTGAAAATTTTGAGATATTAGTTTATGGATTACATTTACCAGGACATTACACTGTTAAAGAAGTTGGAAACAATGTGGTAATCACATTATTAGATAATTATATAGATTATGATTCCATAACAATAAACGATATATATGTTATAGGTAAATTGGTAGATATTCCAATTGCAACTGAAGATAATTTTATCATAACAACCGAAGATGGTTTAGATATAATAATATAATAAATGGCAAACGTAAGAAAAAGAATACTAGAATTAACTCCACTACCATCCGCATCATTAGATACAACAATTGTTGGTGTAGATGGTGGTACAACTTATAGAATAGAATTGGATGTTCTTGCAGACGCAGTTACATCGAGAGTAAATATATTAGATAGAGATAGATTAACATCGTTAGAATCTGTAACATCTTCGTTTGAATCAAAAGGTAGAAGTGTTATAAGTTCATCTGCACAAATAACCGCATTTGGATTTATTAGTTCATCGGTAACGATACCAACGGGAACTATATCTTCATCTGCACAAATAACATCATTTGGGTTTATATCCGAATCAGTAGATATAAGTTCATTGAATTCATTTACATCTTCACAATCTACACTAAATACTGCATTTACAAACGGAATAAATGCTAGATTACAAACCAGTTCATTTGATACATTTAGTGCATCGGTAGATAATAGAATTATTGCAGCAACAAACGAACAAAGTTTAACACATTTAGTAACTACATCTTCTTTTAATGAATATACTGCAAGTATTTCGACTGGTAGTTTAGTAAATAGATTAAATGCAATTGAGAGTGTAAGTGGTAGTTGGATTACTGAAAGTGAAACGGGTTCATTTTTGACAAGTTTAAGTGGAGCAATAAGTTCTTCATCTCAATTAACTTCATCATACGATGCAAGATATTTAACAATTGGTGGAGATAGTGTAATTAGTGGTTCATCACAATTAACATCTTCATTTGATACAAGATATGCATTGAGTGCTAGTTTTGTTAGTTCATCAAATGTAGCATCAATACAAACCATAACATCGGCTTCATACGCAGCATTGACACCCGTAAGTGGAACTCTTTACATTATAATAGGATAAGTTATGCCAGTATTTGGAAATGCAACCGATATAAAATTTAACGGAGTAAGTGCAACAAAAGCATTTTTGAATAATAATCAAATATGGCCAACTACATCTGCAGTAGTTACTCAAAATTTACTTTTACATTATAACACATTTAATACGGCATCATATAATGGTAGTGGGGTAACTATTATTGATATAAGTGGTAATAGTAGAAATGGAACAATTACAGGTTCTCCAACTTGGACTGGTAATTATTTTACCTTTGTTGATGATTATATAACAACACCAAATTTAAGTTCACTAATAACATCGGCTAATGAAACCCATTCAGTAGAATTATGGGTATATCCAACCAATAATGGAGTATTAGTTCAGTACAATAATAGTACAAGTCCAAACACATCATATCACCATTCCGCAATAGAAATAGTTGGTGGTAATTTAGAAGTTGGATTTTGGAATGGTGGTATAGTAACATCAAGTGGCAACATAGGTGCAGTTTCATTTAATCAATGGCATCAAATAGTTTTAACTTATAATGGTTCGGTATGTAAAGGATATATCGATGGTGTATATAAAGGTTCGGTAAATGTAGCATGGGATTCACCAATGAATAGTTCTATGGCATTTTATATGAATTTTGGTTTTGCAGATTCTACAAGTCAAGGTGATGGAACTAATTTCGATGGTAGATTTGGTATAATGAGAGTATATAATTCTGCTCTAACCGATGCACAGATATTATCTAATTATAATTCTACCGTATCAACACTTCCTAATTTAACCACCGATGGATTGTTAATTCAATTAGATGCAAATAATTCAACAAGTTATCCTGGTAGTGGAACAACTGTTTATGATTTAACTAATTCGTATAATCATACAATGATAGGTGCAACATTTACTACATTAAATGGTGTAAAATGTTTTGATTGCACAACCGGAAATAATAGAGTTGCAGTAAACGGAACAGGTCCAACCCTACCAACAACGGGATACACATACATTACTTGGACAAGATTGATAAATAATAATTCTGGATTTAGAACATTACTTTATACAAGTTCACCAAGATATACACCGATTACTATTTCAAATGGTGGAAGTATATTGGGTTATTGGGATACTGCATTCAGAAGTTCAGGATACGATGCATCGGCATTTCAAGAAGTTTGGACTCAATTTGCAGTAGTTGGTGATAATTCATCCCAAACATTTTATATAAATGGTTCACAAGTGGGAAATTCAATTGCACAAGGTGTAGGTGGAAATATTCATTGGGGTTGGGGTAATAATGATGTAGTTAGTCAACCTTGGGGATATTTGGCTAATTTGTATTTATATAATAGAAAATTATCATTGAACGAAATACAACAACAATATAATTTCTTATCTCCTAGATTTGCATAATAAAAAAATTGAATAAACGGATTATAATAAAGAAAGATATTTATAGGATATGGCAAACTTTATAAGATTAAAACAAATAGAAAGTGGTTCGGCATTAAATACGGCGGCACAAGTTGGTAACGATTTTTCGCAATCTGTAATTAATGTTATTACATCGGAAGTTGGTGCAGTATTACCCGAAGGAGTTATATCTTCATCGGCACAAGTTGTATTATCAGATACTACGGGAAGTCTCACAGGTTCTAGAGTAGTTGGTGGAACACAGGCATCATCAATAGAATATGAAAATATACTAAATAGACCAACATTAGTTTCTGGTTCATCACAAGTAATTGATATATTAAATCCATTGAACCAACATTCCGCATCTATTAACCAATTCACCGCATCGTTGGATAATACATTTGCAACAGATGCAGAACTTACCTTATCCCAATCAAACATTAACATCGACATGGGTGAATGGTAAAAAAAATATAAATGTAACATGCGAAACATTCGGTTCGTAAAAAAAAACATATTTATTAAAGTATAATCGTAATTAAATCAAAAAGGGATTAACCAACACAATATGGCACAAATCATTAAACACAGACGCGGTAGTTTAGAAGCCCTATCCGCAGTAACATCATCCTTACAGAAAGGTGAATTAGTAATTGCTTCAGGCTCATCTAACCTTACGGTAACGAATGGTGCATCGATTGTATTTGCAGTTCCAGAAAATGGACAGGTACAAGCGGTAAATAGATTTCTCGTAGGAAACGCAGCACCAAATACATTTGCGGCTGGTACTTACAACGGATTAGTAAAAGGAGTTCCTTACTACGCAAGTGGTAGTTCTACCTTATATTTGTTGGGTGAAGGAGCCAATGATATTCCTGATTTAACAGGTAACATTAGTAACTTTAGTTCATCGGTTGCATCATCAATCAACGCATTAAGTGCATCAATTGGTAGTGGTGCAATTGGTACATCTGTAGCGGCATTAAATACTTTTAGTGGTAGTACTTTAGTTAGTTTAGGAGCACTAAATTCATTCAGTTCTTCTCAATTAGAAAAAGATGGTACGTTAGCAACTTATACAGGTTCCGTTGAAACACGATTAACAGAAGTTGGCGTTGTAAGTGGAAGTTTAATAGCATCCGCATCAGCAGCTAAAACTACAAATGATTCTCAAAACGTTTCAATAACTAATTTGAATTCTACAACTGCAAGTTTAAATACTTCAGTTAGTAACATAAACTCATTTACTGAATCCGCTCAAACTAGATTTACTGAAATCGGAGTTGTTAGTGGTTCATTGATTTCATCTGCAAGTGCAGCTAGTGTTTCAATAACAAACTTAAACTCATTTAGTGGTTCTCAATTAACTCAAAATACTGCATTAGCAACCATCACAGGTTCATTAATCGCAACTGCATCAAATCACGAACAAAGATTAGATGCAATTGAAGCAGATAGTGGTTCTTATGCAAGAACTGATAGTGGTAATGTATTTAATGGAACACAAGTAATTACTGGTTCATTATATATTACACAAGATTTAGTTGTTTATGGTTCATCATCACTTCTAAATGTAACTGCGAGTGTATTACAATTAGGTGATAATACAATCGTATTGAACACCTCAACCCCAGCAATTAGATTTGCAGGTATCGATGTAATTGATTCTGGTTCAACTCAAGCTACAGGTTCACTTTATTGGGATTCATTAAGAGACCATTGGGTTTCAGTTAGACCTTCAAGTTCAACAGAAGTTGCCAATTCCGCAGTACTAATATACGGTCCAATCAATACTGGTTCATTGGGTGATGAAACCGTATTGACAGCTGGTAAAATTATGGTTGCGCTTGGTGAAGACCACATTGGAAGTTCCATTATCACACAGAATGGTACGACAAGTATTTCAGTAGCAGGTGATGTAATCGTAACAGGTTCATTGAGTGTTGGAACATTAAACGCAACTAACGGAGTAGTGAGTGGTTCATCTCAAATTGATGTAACTCAAACTACAAACTTTAGTTCATTTAGTGGTTCAGTATCCGCATCAATCGCAGAAGTAGTTGCAAACGTAGGTTCTGGTGTTGGAGTTTCCATAACAAACTTAAACTCATTTACATCTTCTCAATTAACTCAAAATTCAACTTTAGCAACCTACACTGCTTCAGTTGAAACTAGATTAACGGAAATAGGAGTAGTTAGTGGAAGTTTAATTGCTTCAGCTTCGGCAGCAAAAACTACAAATGATTCACAAGGAGTTTCTATAACAAACTTAAATACATTTAGTGCAAGTGTAAATACTTCGGTAACTGCATTAAACTCATCCTCTGCATCACAGCAAGTATCAATTGACGCATTAAATTCATTTAGTGGTTCTCAATTAACTCAAAATACTGCATTAGCAACAGTAAGTGGTTCATTAATTAGTTCCGCATCCGCTGCTAATATTTCAATAACAAACTTAAACACATTTAGTGGTTCTCAATTAACTCAAAATTCAACTTTAGCAACTTATACTGCAAGCGTTGATACGAGATTGACTGAAATCGGCGTAGTTAGTGGTTCATTGATTTCATCGGCATCCGCTGCTAGTGTTTCTATCACTAACTTAAATTCGAAATCAGCTAGTGTAGATATTTCTATTACGAATATCAACTCATTTACTTCATCTTTTGGAACAACATTCAGTTCTTCAGTAGATAGTAGATTAGATACATTAGAAGGAACTGGAACAATACAAGGAGTAGGTACTGGCAATAATGTAACATTTGCAAAAGTAACAACGACAGGTGATGTAGTAGTAGGTGGTGATTTAGTAGTACAAGGTAATACTGTAACATTAAACACTGCAACATTAATAGTAGAAGATAAATTAATTACATTAGCAAGTGGTTCAACATCATCGGCAACGGCAGATGGCGCTGGTATAGAAATCGCTGGAGCAAATGCAAATTTTGTTTATCAACATTCATCTACATCATTTACTTCATCGGTAGCATTAATTGCACCTGCGGTTACCGCATCCTTTAATTTGGGTTCGGCAGCAGGAAGTTCTAAACGAGTGGCATTCCGAAACACAAATGGTAATTTGGATTTAGTTCCAACCGCAAGTGTAGCTGGAGATTTACTACAATGGGATGGCACTGATTTTGTAATGAGTAACACAATTGATGGTGGTTCATTCTAAATACTAAACCCCCCTTCCAAAGAGGGGGGTTTTTAAAATTATAAATGAACAAAAAACATCAATCATAATGGCTCAAAAAATATTACAAAAACGGTCGCTCATAGCAGGAAAAGTTCCTGATACTGGCTCTCTATTAGTAGGTGAGTTAGGTGTAAACGTATATGATGGTAAAGTTTATTTACATAAATCGGGTTCTTCACAATCAATTCAAACATTAGTTACTACCAATTCGATTACCACTGGTTCAATAACATTGACTGGAACTGGTTCATTTGGTGAAGCTAGTATTGATTTTGATGCAAACATTGGACAGGATTTATTTGTAACTAGAGATATTGTTGGCAATGGTGATATTGATATTGCAGGAGCAGTATCCGCATCTATTGTATCAGCATCTGCTTATGTAGGTTTTGGTGGTGGATTGACGGGTATCACTGCTTCAATGAGACCCGATGATTTCGATTTCAATTCGGAACCATTTGCAGGAACAATCGGATTTATACAAGGTAGTGGCTCTCTTTATAAAGTAGCAACTACTCCTACCGCAGTTGAATTTAGATACAATGAGGAAGTTAGAGGAACTTTTACAACTACAAATGGTTTTAGTGGTTCACTTTATGGAATTGGAGATGTATTAGCATTTAGTGGTTCAGTAGCTAATAGATTAGCAGCTTTAGAAGCATCTTCTTCATTGGGTCCAGATGCTGGAGAATTTTAAACGATTATAAAAATATCATATATTTATAAAGGTACTATATAGTACCTTTTTTTATTACATAATATCAAATAATCTACAGCTCATATATATGGCACAAAGTATTATACTAAAGCGTTCATCGCTACCTGGCAAAGTACCAGATACTGGTTCATTAAATGTTGGGGAAATAGCAATAAACACTTACGATGGTAAGGTATTTATTAAGCGTTCCGGAAATTTAGATTCCATAGAAGGTATTGTAGTAACAAACTCAATTACAACTGGCTCTATAGCCTTAACTCGAACGGGTTCCTTTGGGGAATTAGTAGTAACACAAGACGCCAATATAACTAGAGATTTGTATGTAACAAATGATATTATAGGAGCAGGTGATATTGATATAAGTGGAGATATTACAGGTAGTTCCGCATTATTAAGTGGGAGCTTAATATTAAGTGGTTCTCAAACCATTACAAATAATTTAACCGTATTAGGTGAAGTAAATGCTAGACAATTTAATATATCAGTAATTTCTTCATCTATACTTTTTGAAAGTGGTAGTTCTAAATTCGGTAATACATCCGATGATATTCATTCATTCACAGGTTCAGTTTCTGTAAGTGGTTCATTTTTAGTAAATGGAACAGAAGTTGGTGTATCCGCAGGACCAAACACATTTGATTTTAATTTAGACCCCGAAGCAGCAGGAACTGTAAACTTCATAGAAGATTCAACTGCTAATACTCTAGCAATAGCACGGACAGGTTCATTTGATGTTGTAATTGGTAATACTACTCGTTTATCGGTAAGTGCATCTGCAATAAATGTAACAACTGGCAGTATAACTGCAAACTATATGCACTTGGCAAAATATATTTCGGAATCAGGTGATTTAGATTTTAATATTTAAGATATTTATACAAAACAGAAATAACAATAAATGGCAGCTATATTTCAAATAAGAAGAGGAACTACAAATGAATCACTTACAGAAGGTGAATTATATCTACATCAGGGTTCTGGTTCTTTACAATTTGGTAGTGGTTCAAATAACTACAATGTATTAACTTTAAATGCACCTGTAAATGGTGATGTTATATTGACAGGAAATATAACCGCATCAAACGCATATTTTAGTGGTGATGTTGCAATATCTGGTAACTTATTTTTAGGAAACAACACCGGGGATAATATTAGTGTTCCAGGTGTATTTACAACTAATTTAGTTCCAGGTGGAAACGGAACTCTCGATTTAGGAACATCTGGTGCAAAATGGAGAACTGTATATGCTAATAGTATAAGTGCATCTTTTACTGGTAGTGTAAATGGTATTGATATAGTATTATTATCATCTTCAATAGATTCCCAATTTGATGCAATATCAATTGTATCTCAATCTTTAAATGCATTTACTGCATCACAAGAATCAATCAATACTGGATATAACACTTTTACTCAATCTGCTGATAGTAGATTAGATAATATAGAACTTATCACTTCATCATTACAAGGTGAAGTAGATAATTTACAAAGTGTAACTGCAAGTTATGCGACTACTGGAAGTAATATATTTGTAGGTAATCAAACTATTAGTGGTTCCTTAACTATTAGTGGTTCATCTACTTTTAGAAATATAGGTCCAACAATACTATCTGGTTCAGTTTTAGTGAGTGGTAGTATTAATTCTGATGGGTTTGAATTAGATGCATCATTGACACAAAATATACCTGCTTTAAATTCCACATTCAATTTAGATTTTTCAGGTTCAGAATCTACAATTATAAAAAAATCATTAGTATTAGGTGATGGTAAGATATTAATTGCTGGTAGATTTACATCTGTAGATGGACATACTACAAATGATATAGCAAGATTAAATTCGAATGGTACGATAGATACTTCTTTCTCCGCACCTGTATTTAGTACAACAATAGGAGGTGATACTGGCGGATATGTAAATACATTTGTTACTCAATCTGATGGTAAAATTATAGTAGGTGGTAATTTTAGTAGAGTTAATGGTGCATTGCGTTATGGACTTGCAAGGTTAGATTCCGATGGTATATTAGATACATCATTTGAGGCTCAATCTTGGGGTTCATTTGGTGAAATTAGAGATATTGCAATTCAAAGCGATAATAAAATAGTTTGTGTAGGTAGTTTTCCATCAGGAAGTAGACGAGTAAATCCAGATGGTACTATTGATACTTCTTTAGTAGTATCTACATCTCCTGGATTTGGAGATGATAATTTTTATTCAGTAGCATTACTACCTAGTGGTTCCGAAGAGGCAATTTTAATTGGTGGTGATTTTCAACAATGGAATTCATTCTCCGACTACCATCATCTTGTAAAACTTCATCCTAGTGGTGCTTTAGATTTTGGATTTGCTGGTAATAATTTAGATATAGCTACTGGTAATAGTTTAGATAGAATTCAAAAAATTAAAGTAACTGATGCCTACACCGCAGGTGATAATGGTTATATCTATATTGCTGGTAGATTTAAAGATACTAGAGTAGGAGCACAAGGTAGAAATGCCGGATTTGCAAGATTAACAACCGATGATGTGGCTTTTGGAAGGGGTGCATATGATAATGGATTTAGACTATACATAAGTGGTTCAGACCAAAATACTCCAGGAGTACAATATGTAAATGATTTTGATTTTTACGATGGTGATAAAATATTAATAGGTGGTAGTTTTACCAGTCTTGGAAATCCTCTAGCATCATATCAAACCACTAATAGATTTATAATAGTAGATTATGATAATGGAAGTCTCATAGATGGATTTTCTACTAGTACATATAGATTAAACACAGGTAGTGTAAACTCGGTAACACTTCTACCAAATGATAATGTATTGGTAGGTGGTACATTTACACAGGCTAATTTAACCGCAAGAGAAGGATTGGCAAGTTTGAAATTGGCTGGATTAGGTGAAGTAACAACTACATCCGAATACACAATCAGTGCAAATGTAAATGAACTATTGATTAGTTCATCTAATACATACTTTAGTGGATATGTAAGTGCATCGGTAATTAGTTCTTCATTTGTTGGGGATGGTAGTGGATTGACTGGTGTAACCGCTGCTGACGTAGAATTTGCAAATGTTCTAAATAAACCAACGCTAGTATCAGGTTCATCACAAATAATATCTATATTAAATCCACTAAATAATTTTAGTGCAAGTGTAACCTCATCATTAGAATCTATATATCAAACTACGGCTAGTTTAAATTCCTATACATCATCTTTAAAAACTGCAATCACAGTTGATGGTGTTAATACAACCATTTTAGGAAATTTATCAGTATTAGGTGTAACTACAACAGTTCATAGTAATGAAGTTAATATTGGAGATAACATAATACAATTAAATTATGGATATTCTCAAACCCAAGCGGGTATTGAAGTAACGGATGCAACTGGTGGTTCTTTACTATCGGGTTCATTGTTATGGGATAGTACAATCGATTATTGGAAGGCTGGTAAAAAAGGAGCTGAATCAAAAATACTTTTAGCAGGTGGTGATAGTGTATTTACATCTTCACTACAATTAACTGAAATAAATAATACAACTGCCTCTTTAAATCAAACTACGGCAAGTTTAAATAATTTTAGTGCAAGTGTAACCACTTCATTAGAATCCATTTATCAAACTACCTCTTCATTAAACTTATTTAGTGCAAGTGTAACGGCTTCATTGGTTTCCGTATATCAGACGACTGCGAGTTTAAATTTATATACTCAATCTGTAAATAATGATTTGGCAAGTATTCACCAATCATCAGCATCTTTAAATTTATTTAGTGCAAGTGTAACATCATCATTAGAATCCGTTTACCAAACTACCGCAAGTTTAAATAATTTTAGTGCAAGTGTAACTGCTTCGTTGAGTTCTATTTACGAAACTACGGCAAGTTTAAATAATTTTAGTGCAAGTGTAACATCATCATTAGAATCCGTTTACCAAACTACCGCAAGTTTAAATAATTTTAGTGCAAGTGTAACTGCTTCGTTGGAATCCGTTTACCAAACTACTGCATCTATAAATTTATTTAGTGCAAGTGTAACCGCTTCGTTGGAATCTATTTACCAAACTACTGCAAGTTTAAATAATTTCACAGGTTCTCAATTAACTCAAAATACTGCATTAGCAACGATTACGGGTTCATTAATAATATCCGCATCTCAATCATATATAAGTGCATCATTGATGACATCGTCTGTTAAAGACCACGAAGAAAGACTTGTGTATTTAGAAGGAATTGGTGGAATTAGTGGAGGAAATCCTTTAACACAATTAAATACATTTTCTGCTTCTGCTAAAATTTCGATTGAAAATTTAAATACATTTACATCATCTTTTAGTGAATCCGTATCCGCATCTATTGCAGCATTAGAATCAAGTAGTGGATATATCAATTATGTAACAAATAGTATAGAACAATTAACAGGAATCGAAGTGGCAGATTTTGATAGTAATGTGGCAGTAACATTTATAAATGGAACTTTGAAATTTATTTTCGGAACTCCAGCAATACCAACATCAATAGCAACATCTTTAAGTGGATTTTTAACAGATAGATTTAATAATGTAAATGATGCGTACATTGTAAATGGTACTTGGAGTAATCAGGGATATACATTAGTAAGTGCATCTTTATACGAAGGTTCTACTTTATTAACTGAAGTTGGTAGTGGAACATCATTATCATTCAGTACAACTACATCTGGTTCACATACATATAGATTAGAATATACTGCAAGTTCTCCATTAGATGGTACTTTGTATAAAACGTCAACTACGGCTACTGGAACAATTTCCAAATCAAGCCCCGCTTCTCCTACGTTGACACCAACTGCGACAGTTCAGTTAGGGGCATCATCAAATCAAATCGAACAAGGTGCGACTGGTAGTATTTCATTCACATCTTCATCAGCAGACCCATCTAATAGTTGGAATTTGGTAAATACTACAACAAATGTTAGTACACCATACTTTGTGACAGGTTCTGCAACGGGTTCTACTTCAATTAGTATAACCGCTACTGCGAACTACGCATCTCCAATAGGTGATAATATACCAGATTTAACAACCACATCTACGACAACTACTACTTATACAAAAATTAGAAGTTTAAGATATGGTGCAAGTGACGCATCTTCATTTACTGCCGGAGAATTGGAAAATATTGGAGCATGGGATACTACATTGGGTGGTTCAATTGGTACAATATCAAAAGGAACAACTACTGCAAGTGGACAAACCCTAACAATTAGTTGGACGGGTGATAAATATCTTTATATAGTATTTGATTCAGCAAGACCAAACTTAACAGGTATCTCAACGAGTGGTTTTGCGGTATTAGGACAATTTACATTAACAACGATTGGACAGTATAAGGTTTACAGAACAACTGTTCCGAATGCAGGTGGTGCAGGAAGTAGCATAACATATACATTAACATAAAATAAAAATAAGAAATGGCAATTATATTACCTGGTGGATTTAACATAACTAACAACGAACCCGTTGATGCTAGAATAACATTAGCGGACCAGACTGCCCGTTACGCTTTATCATCTGCTAATGTATATGAAGGGTTACTAGTTTTTCAACAAGATAGTAACACAATATGGGTATTGACTGATACCACAAATGTTGGAAATTCAAATGGTTGGACTCAATTACAAATAGGAAGCGTTAGTTCAAATCTTCCAGAAGGTGTAGTTTCGGGTTCTTCTCAATTAACATCTAGTTTTGCAAGATTAGCTGCGGTAAATACATTTACTGATAATCAAATAATTAGTGGTTCATTAACTGTAACTCAAGATTTTGTAGTTTTGGGTTCATCATCTATACAACATATTAGTTCATCTACTTTAGATATTGGAACTAATTTAATTACTGTAGCAGTAAATCAACCATCGGTAAGATTTGGTGGTATTGCAGTAATCGATAGTGGTTCCGCAGGACAATCTGGTTCATTCCTATATGATGCACTTCAAGATGAATTCATATTTGTACACAGAGGTAATGGAACAAATGTAACATCATCCCATTTCCTATTAGGACCTGAAACATACGATGATTTAGGAAATGAAACCTATCTTACAAATAATAGAGTACCAAAAGGAAGTGGTAAAGAACACCTCAATGATTCAAATATCACTGATACTGGAACTTTAATAACTCTTGGGTCAAATTCGGTTGTAAACGGAACATTTTACGCAACTGGAACTACATTAGTATCTGGTTCATCACAAGTTTCGTATCCTAATTTATCAAATATACCTGCGGGGATTGTATCGGGTTCATCTCAAATAATATCAATTTTAACTGAATTAAATACATTTTCTGCTTCTGCTAAAATTTCTATAACAAATATAGAAACATTTACATCATCAGCAAATACTAGATTAGGTTTATTAGAAACTTCGACTGGGAGTTTAAATACATTTACATCATCCATTAATACAACTATTAAAGATAAATTAAATACGGATGGTGTTGTTTCTGGTTCATCTCAAATCAATGTAGCATCCACAACGGGTGATATTGCATTAGGAACGAGAACATCTGGTAATTATGTTCAAACTATTACGGGCAATACTTCTAATGGTTTAACTGCTGCGGGTTCCGGATTGGAAAGTGCAGATGTAACATTGACATTAGCACAGAGTATAAAAACCGATGCAAATCCACAATTCAATTCATTGGGTATAGGAACTGCCGCATCAACAACTACTGGTGAGATTAGAGCAACTGGAGATATTACTGCATTTTATTCATCTGATATTAGATTAAAAGAAAATATCCAACCAATTCAAAATGCATTAGAAAAAGTTGAATCAATTAGTGGTAACACTTACGATTGGAAAGAGGGATATGATGTAGTTCATTCTCATAAAGGAAATGATGTTGGGGTAATTGCACAAGAAATTGAACAAATACTTCCACAAATTGTAACAAATAGAGATAACGGATTTAAAGCAGTTCAATATGAAAAAATAGTTCCATTACTAATTGAGGCAATCAAAGAATTATCAGCTAAAATTAAAGTATTGGAAAATAAATAGATATTTATACACATACATAATAATTTTATTAACGTACTAAAAAAAAGGTAAACTAGATGGCACTTAAATTTAGACGTGGGACAACCGCACAACAATCAGGTTCGTTAGCATTCGGAGAACCATTCGTAAACACAACATTAGGAACTCTATTAGTCGGTGGTCCAAACGGAGACATCGTTTTATCAGCAGGTGGTACAGGTAGCACAGGAAATTTCGGACCTATTTCAGGTTCTGGATTGGATATTACTGGCAACGCAAACATTGGAGGTAACGTAACAATTGGTGGAGCTATTACAATTGGTGATGCAACTGCAGATACTGTAAATGTTGTAGCATCTTTAAGTTCTTCACTTATCCCACAAACTACAAATGCATTTGATTTAGGTTCTGCTACTAAAGTTTGGAGAGATTTGTATGTTTCAACAGGCTCTATTAAATTTGTAGCAAATAATACAGTTATATCTACATTATCTGCTAATGCAGATGGTTCTCAAAACTTTTCAAACGGTGTAAGTATAACTGGTTCATTGATTGCAAGTGGTTCTAATATAGAATTTACAAGAGGATGGCCATCAGTAGGAAGCGAGTCACACTTTTTAAGACTTGCACCATTTACTGCATCTAATGGCAGACCTTATGAAGGTATTGGTATTGCAATTGAACATTGGAATGATGGTACGGATACATACGAACATTCTTTACAAATACATTCTTTTGATAATGATTCTAATCCAACTTATGGTGCGGAATTAAATGTATCACCATTCAGAGCACATATGCAGGCATATCCTTCGGGAGGGGTACTTGGTGGCAATACAGCAAATGTATCTGTCCAAGATTTAAAAAATGGACAATCACAAGCATTAGTATATGGTGATTATGTACAAATTGGAGCATATAATAGTGAGTTTATTACTATAGGTAATAGTGGTTCGGTAGTTGAAATATCGGGCTCAATTCGTGCAAACATCACTGGTTCCATTGCAGCAACAAATGGGGTTGTAAGTGGTTCATCTCAAGTAACTTTACAATCAACAACTGGATTTTCCGCATTTGATACTGCTTTATCAACAATAAGTGGTTCATTAATTAGTTCAGCATCAGCTGCTAAAACTACAAATGACTCACAAGATGGTAGATTAACTAATTTAGAATCAACTACCGCTAGTTTAAATATTTCAGTATCAAATTTAAATAATTTTAGTGGTTCGCAATTAACTCAAAATAGTGCATTAGCAACTATCACAGGTTCATTAATTAGTTCGGCATCAGCTGCTAAAACTACAAATGACTCACAAGATATTTCAATAACAAACTTAAACTCTACAACTGCAAGTTTAACACAAAGAGTTGCAGCAAATGAGGCAGTTAGTGGGACTTTTGCAAGAACAAATTCAACAAATACATTTAACGGTTCTCAAACTGTTAGTGGTTCATTGACTGTAACAGAAGATTTAATTGTATTAGGTTCTTCATCAATTCAAACTATTAGTTCTTCAAATTTAGTAATTGGAGCATCAATTGTAACATTAAATACAGCAACTCCATCATCTAGATTTGCAGGATTACAAATTATAGACAGTGGTTCATCTGGTGGTTCTGGTTCATTCCTATACGATGCGGTACAAGACGAACTTCTATTTATTCACAGAGGAAATGGAACTGATACAACATCATCGGTTCTATTGATGGGTCCTGAAACTTATAATAATTTAGGTAATGAAACTTACTTAACAAATAATAGATTAGTAAAAGGAACTGGTAAAGAGCATATCGTAGATTCAAATATATTTGATGATGGAACTACAATTTCATTGGGTTCAAATGTAGCAGTAACTGGTAGTATAACAATATCAGGAACAGTTGATGGAGTTGATATTTCAGTATTTAATTCAAATGTAAACTCCACAACTGCGAGTTTACTAATTGAAACTGCTAATTTAGAATCATTTAGTTCTTCTGCATTAACTAGATTATCGGCATTAGAAGTTGAAGCTGCTAATTTAGAATTATTTACATCTTCTATTAATACAACAATTAAGACAAGATTAAATGCAGAAACGGTTGTTAGTGGTTCATCGCAAGTAATCGGCATATTGAGTTCATTAAACTCATACACCGCATCAAATGATACGACTAACACTACACAAACGAGTAGATTAGACCAATTATCAACTGCAAGTGGTTCTGCAATCACTAGATTAGGTGTATTGGAAGTTGAAACTGCTAATTTAGAAGCATTTAGTTCTTCTGCATTAACAAGATTAAGTAATTTGGAAGGTACTGATATTACAATCACTTTAACTGGTGATGTAACTGGTACAGGAACTATTACAAATTTAGGTAATGTTTCATTTGCAACTACGGTAGCGGCAAATCAAGTTGCATTGGGCACTGATACAACGGGTGATTATGTAGCATCTTTGGTACAAGGAACTGGTGTTACTATTACAAATAATAGTGGTGAGGGAGCAACCCCAACAATTGCAATCGGACAAGCAGTAGCAACATCATCTAACGTACAATTCAACTCATTGGGTATTGGTATGACAGCATCCGCTACCGCTGGTAGAATTGATGCGGCAAATGATGTTGTAGCATTCTCATCTTCTGATATTCGTTTCAAAGAAAACATCAAACCAATTGAAAACGCAATCGACAAAATCAGAAAGATTAGTGGTAACACTTACGATTGGAAAGAAGAAAATAAAGTTGAGCACGGATACGAAGGAAACGATGTGGGTGTAATTGCACAAGAAATTGAAGCAGTATTACCACAATTAGTTCAGACGAGAGAAAGTGGATTCAAAGCAGTTAAATACGATAAGTTAGTAGCATTACTAATTGAAGGTATTAAAGAACAACAATTACAAATAGAGCAATTAAGAATAGATTTAAATAATTGTAGAAATAACAAAGGTTTATAATCAATGTATGATGTGTACTACACCACCGCTGGAGGTCCTTGGTTCAATAGCGGTGCTGATATGTGGGTAACCGAATGGATAAAAGAAGTGGCTCCTCATTTAGAAGTGAAGCCACTTCTTCTTTTCCATAGACATAAACCCCAAAATTACGAAGAATTCCCTATTGATATTGAACATATTTGGGAAACATCTGAAGATGAAATTATAAAAATATTAGATAGTGCTAGACGTATTCACATATTACATGGTCATTACACTCCAACCAGAGCTATACATCAAAATTTGGAAAAAATTGATTCGATTATTTTCCACAATTTAACAAAAGTGTCTTTATTGGCACAAATGGAGAAAGATGAATATCTTCATTGGTATGGTAATTGGGAATACGAAAGTGAATTAATTAATAAAATTAAAAATAAAGTTTGGGTAGGATTATACCATTTTCCATACGAAACAGAAAATTTATATCACATTCCAAATGTATATGAATTTACACAAAATAAAGAACTTTCTAAATCTATTGAGATAGGATATGCCGCAAGAGTAGAAGGTAGAAAGAATGTTGAATATATGGATGGTTTGGGTGGATTTATTTCTACAAATTCAGAAACATTCAACAAATACTATAAAAAGAAATATGGCTTCAAATTCGAAAAGTCAAAGGTTTACAAATTTGATTACAAATTTAAAGAAAGGTTCTATGGACTTGATTGGGGAATCTCTCATTCTTGTTTTGAGTACGAACCCTTCGGATACGGTATATTTGAGGCAGTGGATTGGGGTAAGCTTCCCATATTACATGAAGACTGGCATGTTCCACTTGACTACAAATACAAAGCTAGTGATGCGGAAACATTTAAGCAGACCTACCAAACGATTTGTAACGATGATTACGAAACCCGTAAAACAGAATTTGAAAAACTTAAAAGTTGGATGATAAACCACTTTTCAAACAAAGAAGTATGGAAAGAAAAACTTTTAGATATTTATAACGGAGAATAATACATACGAATATGCCAAGAACTAATTTATCATTAGGAAATTTATTTAGAGCGGTTAGTGGTTCAAACAGAGCCGGAGCAGTTTCATTGGGAGGGTTATCAGGTGGAGCTTCGAATAGTTCACTAACTTCATTCGCAATAGACTCCGTAACGCCAAATTTGCCAACTTTTACTTATATAGTAGAATCTACAACAGAAACCGCAACATTCTCATTTGGGACAGCGGGTTCATTACATGGTTCGAAAGTAGGTAGTGTAGCTGCAAATTATACTGCATCTTTTAATAACGCAAACTTTTCAGTAGGTTCTCCAACATTAGGTGCATCTCCGTCATTTCCAATTACACCTGCATCTATTGCACAATCAACATATTCGGAAGCATCTTCAGTATTGACTTTAAATTATGCCGATGGTTATAATTTGGCAGCAACTGGATATAACACACCATCTACCAAAACCCTATTTGCAGTAGATGTTTATAATACAATTAACCAACCAGATTTCTGTTTACTATTTGGAACAAAAATAACTAAAGCAGATGGAACTCTTGTAAATGTAGAAGACCTTTCAGTAGGTGATACTATTAAAGCATGGGTACCTGATGGTTTACCTGATGAAGACCAGGATCCAGAATCAGACCAAGTTGATTGGAGATTCTATATGTTAGAAAATCAATCTGGTTCATATCAAGAAGTAAATGTAGCAGATATTGTATTTAACTTTGCAAGTGGATATTACGATTTAAATGGTGGATTGATAAAAGCAACTGGAACTCACCCTCTTTGGGTTTGGGATTCTGAAATCGAAAAATATCGTTTTAAGAATATCGAAGATGTATTAATTGGTGATTTAGTAGTAACATACGATTCGGTAACTGGTTTAAATGAGGTAGAAATTACTGATATTGAAGTAATAATTGAAGATGTTGAAATCGTAACACTTAATGTGGAAAATGCTGACGTTTATTTGGCAAACGGTATCATATCTCATAACAAAGGAACAACTACACAACCATATATTCCATCTTCAGGATTAAGATTATATGTTGACCAATATAAAACGGCATCTTATAATTCAGGTTCTGCAGCAGCAGACTGGTTAGATTTGAGTGGATATAATACAGGTGTTAGACCTGCAGGTGTTATAAACGATGCGGGAATTACGGGTGGTAATCCAACATCTACAAATGGTGCAAATAAGAAAGCATCATTTGTAACATTTAACGGAACTAACCAATTCTTCTACAAAGATACGACAACTAACATTAATGGTGGATATTCACAATTTAATACAAATACTGGTACAATCCACGTTTGGATTAGACCAACTACAACATTGGGTGTAGCATCGCGACATATTTTTGATTATGCTGGATTTTATGGGTTAGCAATCGAATCTACTGATAATTCTACATTAAATAGAGTTAAGTTTTATGGTAGTTCATTAGGAAATAGTGCACAATTAACCACATCATTAACGAGTGGGGTAAACTATTTAATTTCAGCAGCATTCCAACCATCAGGTACTTGTACCATATACGTTGATGGTAGTTCAGTAGGAACATTCACTTCATCAGCATTTACTGCTCCATCTTCTACTAACTTTGTAACAATTGGATGTAATAGTGCAAGAACAACATTTTGGAATGGAGGTATCCAAGCCGTATTATTCTACAATGTATTACAGAATTCTACATCAGTAGCGCAGGTATATAATCATTTCTCAACAACATTAAAGTAATAATTGTTGTTTTGAAATAAAAGTTTATATTTATAATGAGATAATAAAATTTTAAATTAGTATATAAAATGGCAGACAAAATAGTATCACCAGGTGTATTTACAAAAGAAAATGACCTTTCATTCTTACAGCAAGGGGTAGCAGATATTGGAGCAGCATTTATCGGACCTTTCAAAGAAGGACCATTGGTACCTACAATCGTAAATTCACAGGCAGAATTTGAAAAATTATTTGGAGCAGCAGATGGCACATATCTTACTCCTTTAGCCGTACAAAATTATTTAAGAGAGGCAGGAACTGCTACAATTTGTAGAGTTGGGGGTGTTGGAGGATATACCGAAGTAGCACCTTTATTATTAACTGCAACTTCAGGAGCTGTATCAGCATCTTTAGGTATCTTATTCAATACTTCAGGAAGTGCAAACGGAGGTTTTGCAGACGCACAATTAACTTCTTCTAATGCAGGAGCAGGTGATTTCGTATTAAGAGGTAGTGGATTAAACCTATCTGCTTCTTTGGATGTAACCGATACAAACGATATTGAAGCAGTATTTGGAACATCTGCGTTTGGTTCTAAAGACCCTTATGTGTATGGATTCTTTAAAAATTCTTCTATAACATTTAATTCCAGTGCATCTTCTTCAGTAACTGTATTGGGTGACCAACTTTTTACATTTGATGCGCAAGAGGCGTTAACACCAATGATTACATCTCAAGTAATCTCTGGTGATAGATATAACTTATTCCAATTTGAAACAATCGGAGCAGGTAATGCGGCAAATACTAAAGTAAAAATTGGTATCACAAATATTAAAGCAGCAGGTTCTGTAAATGGTACTGATTATGGTACATTCACCGTAGTTGTAAGAGAATTTGGTGATACAAATAAGAAAAAAGTAGTATTAGAAACTTATTCAAATGTAAATTTAGACCCTAATTCTCCTAACTATATTAGTAGAGTAATCGGTGATAGAAAATTATCAATTGATTCAGAGGGTAAAATATCTGAATCTGGAGATTGGGTAAGTAATTCAAAATATGTTAGAATTGCTAACTTAAATACATCGGCTCCCGTACAAGCAGTTCCATTCGGACACGCAGCGTATACTTTACCAGTATCCGCATCGGCAGCAGTTGGAGCATTGATTCCTGCAGTAACATTCTTAACTTCATCGGCAACACAATATGGTGGTATCAATTTAGATGGTAATACTGATAACAATATCTACTTAAAGCCAATTCCGACTGGAGCAGGTGTAGGTTCTAACTCTGTATTTGGATTAGATGCATCAAATGGTGGTACATTAGCAGTAGGTTCAACTTCGGCACAATTCATTGTAGGATTCCAAGAAGGATTTGATGGTATGAATCCAGCAACTCCAATATTGACAGGAGCAGATATTTCAGCAGGAAACTCACAAGGATTTAACTTATCAACAGTAAATGCTAGTGGTTCAGCAGCATACGCTAAACATATCGCGGCATTATCAAATGTAGATGAATTTGACATCAATATGGTTGTAACTCCAGGTGTTATCAAACGATTACACTCTTCAGTAGCAACTTCAGTATTGGATATGGTTGAGCAACGAAATGATTGTTTCTACATTTTGGATACAACCGCTTATGGTGATTCAATTGGACAAGCAAATACAGAAGCACAATCAATCGATTCAAATATGGTAGCAACTTACTACCCTTGGGTTAAAACAATCGATGTTAACACTAACAAACTAATCGCAGTACCACCATCAGTATTATTGCCTGGGGTATTTGCGGCTAACGATAGAGTAGCAGCTGAATGGTTTGCACCAGCAGGTTTGAATAGAGGTGGTTTAATTGGAGCAGTAAGTGTTCAAAATCGTTTAACTCAATCCGAAAAAGATTCATTATACGAAAACAAAGTAAACCCAATCGTTCAGTTCCCTGGACAAGGAATTGTAGTATTCGGACAAAAAACATTGCAAGATAGACCATCTGCATTGGATAGAATCAACGTAAGAAGATTGTTGTTGACTGTTAGAAAGTATATCGCATCTTCATCTAGATATTTAGTGTTTGAACAAAATACTTCTGAAACTAGAAACAGATTCTTAAACATTGTTAATCCATATTTGGATAGCATCCAACAGAGACAAGGACTTTACGCGTTTAGAGTAGTGATGGATGATACTAACAATACGCCTGATGTAATTGATAGAAACATATTAGCAGGAGCTATCTTCTTACAACCGACTAAAACCGCTGAATTCATTCAAATTGATTTCAACATCTTACCAACTGGAGCAAGTTTTAACGGATAATTTAGAAATTAGATATTTATATTAGAAACAATTAAATAAAAAAAAGATGCCAGAAATATTAGAGTTTGACAAGATGTTCTACAGAAATTTTGAACCCAAATTGGGGAATAGATTTATTATGGAAATCAATGGTATTGAATCATACATCATCAAAACGGCTAGTAGACCAACTTTCACATCGGAAATAGTTGAACTAGACCACATCAACGTAAAAAGAAAGATTAAGGGTAAATCCACTTGGGATGATATTACTATCTCTCTTTATGACCCAATCGTTCCATCTGGAGCACAGCAAGTAATGGAGTGGGTTAGAAGTTCACACGAATCTCTAACAGGTAGAGATGGATACGCGGCATTCTATAAGAAAGATATTAACTTCTTCTTATTAGGACCAGTAGGTGATAAGATTGAACAATGGACTTTAAAAGGAGCATTTATCACTTCAGCAAACTTTGGTGAATTGGATTGGGCTTCAAACGACCCACTATCGATAGAATTAACTTTAACTTATGATTACGCAATTCTTGAATACTAATCTTTAATTGTAAACTTTAAAATAATTAAAAAGGGGTAGATTTCTATCCCTTTTTTTATGTCTTATTTAGAACCATTATAAATTTAAAAAATAATTGAAAAAAGACTTGACTTTTATAGCAGAATGTATTACCTTTACTATGTAATAAGAGTTAAACATTTAAAATCTAAAATCTAAAAGTTATGAACATTTCAGAATTATCAAAATTGTCAGTATCAGAATTGCGTAACATCAATCAGATTGTTGTTGAGTTAATCAAACAAAAACGCAATATCGAATCACTTCAAAAGAAAGTGGGTTTAAGTGTGGGTATGCAAGTTACGGTTAATCACCCGAAATTGCGAGGTAAAGATTTGTGGGTTAATAAAATTAATCGAACAAAGGCTACTTTAAGTGTAAAGAGTGGTGGTGTGTTTATCGTTCCAATTTCCTTAATTGAATACTAACAAATAAATAAATAAGATATGGAAACTGAAGAAATTGCTGGCATGAGTGTAAGTGAGTATTGTGATTTGTTGATTTCTACTGCGGAGTTCAATGGACATAATGACCCCCATAAGACCAATTATGATTGGTGTTTTTGGAATGGTGTAGTGAGTGAGGAGAAGTATCATGAGGTTACACAGGAATTAGCTCAAAGGGGTTATCCTGGTTGGTAGTTAAAATAGTATTTTAAAATAATTTAATATGGGGTGTAGAAATACATCCCATTTTTTTGTTTTACATATACTTATAATTAAACAAAATGTTATTATTATGGAAGAAATTACCGAACAAGCAGTTAGTAGAGGATTAAATTCTAATCCTGTTTATCAACAACAAAAATCGTATCCATTCCCAACGGAAATTATTAGTTTACCATCAAAGGGATTATGTTATCCCGAATCATCTCCATTATCAAAAGGTGAGGTGACTGTTAAATTAAT